TGGCTTCGTAACAATGGACTAGGAGACATAATCAAAAATGAGATATCCGTGTCTTTTGGTCGTAACGAAGATAACAAGGCAGCTGATTATGCTGCTCTTGCAGAAGAGCGTGGGTTTCAACCAACACAAAAGTTGAAGGTTGAACCCATGACTCTCAAAGCGTTAGTCCGTGAGCGTATTGAGGCAGGTAAAGAAATGCCAACGGAAATTTTCAATGTATTCATTGGAAATAAGACTACAATAAAAAGGAAACAATAAACATGAACCAAGTAGCAACAAAAAAAGAAGGAGCATTAGCAGCGAATCTATTTGAAGCTGATGCTAATAAAGGTGCTCAAAACATTTCGCAAGAAGATCTTGCGTTGCCTTTCTTAAAAGTTTTGGGACAATTATCTCCAGAGGTAAATAAAACTCATGGAAAATATGTCGAGGGCGCAGAACCCGGCAAGATAATAAATACTGTTACCAATGAAATGTATAGTGCAGTGGATGTACTTCCTGTATTCTACAAGAGACAGTATATAGAGTGGCAAGATCGTGGACAAAGCACTGGTGCGCCAGTAGCAATTCACGAGGCAGACAGTGATATCGTTAGTCAAACGACTAGGGATAAATCTTATAAAGATAGATTACCTAATGGTAATTATCTTGAGAACACTGCTAATCACTTTGTTATATTGTTAGGTAAGAGTCCTACAACCGCTTTGATTTCTATGAAAGCTACTCAATTAAAGGTGAGTAGAAAATGGAACTCAATGATGATGGGAATTAAAATGCAGGGTAAAAACGGATTATTTACTCCGCCAACATACAGCCACATTTATAATCTAAAGACTGTTCAAATGTCTAATGACAAAGGAACATGGTTTGGATGGGATGTAGCAAAAGTTGGTCCTGTATCAGATAAATCAATCTATGACATAGCTAAAAGCTTTGCTGAAAGAGTTGGCAAAGGTGAAATTCAAGCTAAGCATGGATCTGAAGAGACTAAAGACTCAACACCATACTAACGAATCCTAGGTAGTGGGCGGAGAAGCGAGAGTGGAGACCGCCCGCTAATAATATATGATTGATAAATTTAAAAATATATTCAAAGGATTAGAACGAGCCCATGGTGTCACAAAAATAGGCACTTCAAATGGGAACGGAGAAAAGATAAAAGGTCAATCCTTTGTTAAAAGAGAACCAGTCACAGATAAACTTTGGACGAATCATTTACAAGGCATAGATAGTCTAGGTGTAATTCCAATCAATGACGATAATAACTGTAAATGGGGGTGTATTGATATAGATTCTTATGCAGGGTTTGATCATAAAAAATTAATTACAAAAATAAAATCATTAAAACTACCTTTAGTTGTCTTTAGATCTAAGAGTGGGGGTGCACATGTATTCTTATTCACCGCTGAAGATGTTGAAGCAAAATTAATGAGAGATAAGTTAAATAAAATAAAAGCTATATTAGGTTATGGAGGATCTGAAGTATTTCCAAAACAAACAGAATTAAAATCACAAGATGATACAGGAAACTTTTTAAATTTACCCTACTTTAATGGTGATAACACAACAAGATATGCTTTTCTTGAAAATGGAAATGCTGCAAGTCTTGATGGTTTTTATGGGTTGTATCAAAGAAATGTTCAAACTTTAAAACAATTACAAGAAATAGAAATAAAACGACCCGAATCAGAATATAGTGATGGTCCTCCATGTATTGAAACCTTAGCAGCCAATAAAATTGGCGAAGGTGGTAGAAATAATGCCTTGTTTCATTATGGTGTTTATGCAAAACAAAAATGGCCTAGCAATTGGAAATCAAAAATTACTTTATTTAATGCAACTGCAATGTCTTCACCCCTATCTGATTCGGAAGTTCAGATAATAGAAAAACAGCACGAGAAAAAAGAATGGGGTTATAAATGTAATGACGAACCTATGTGTAGTATGTGTGACAAAAGTTTATGTCGAAGAAGAAAGTTTGGTATAGGTCAGGATATAATGTTTCCTGGGCTAACCGACCTTCAGGTAATTGACCTGGAGGATCCTTACTACTATCTAAATGTAGACGGAGAAAGATTATACTTAGAAAATGTAAAATACTTAAGACAACAAAGTTTATTTCAAGAGGCTTGTATGAAACAATTAAGATTTAGACCACCCACATTAAAAGAAAAAGATTGGGTACTTATTACGAATCAATTATTAAATAATGCCGAAGTTACAGAACCAGCAGCTGGCATGAAAACAGACGACCAGTTAAATAATCATTTAGAAGAATATTGTTTGAACAGAACTCAGTTAGATAATCCTTTAGATTTACCTAAGGGTGGTGTTTGGAATTCAGAAGGTTATCACCATTTTGTATTTGATAGATTCTACCATCAATTCTTAATGCGTAGAAGATGGGATCTTGGTTATTCAAGAACAGGACAGATGTTAAAAGAAAAATGTAGTTGTGAAAATAAAAGAGTTAGCAAAGAAAAGATTAGAGTTTTTGCTGTAAAAGAATTTGATAAGAAACAAGAGACTAAAAAGACTATTAAATATAAAGAGGAAGCACCTTTTTAATGAAAACAATAGTATTAGGACCACCTGGAACGGGAAAGACAACTACTTTATTAAATAAGGTAGATGATTATTTAAAACAAACTGATCCGGATAAAGTCGGGTACTTTGCTTTTACCAAGAAAGCTGCTTATCATGCGAGAGATGAAGCAATAAAAAAATTTAATTTAACTGAGGATGATCTTCCTTATTTTAGAACTCTTCACTCCTTAGCATTTAGAAGATTAGGTATTAAAAAGGAAGACGTAATGCAAAACAGTCATTACAGAGATTTTGGCAAGAGAGTTAAAGAAGATATAGGTTATGCTAGATACGAGGATGACCATAATGGTTTTTTTACTACAGATAGTGAATATTTAAGATTAATTAATCTAGCTAAACTTAGAAACATCACTCCTGAAAAATTATATGATTCGGGTGAACATAATGGAGATCTAGAAAGAGATAAAGTTATTACAATTGCTAATGAATTAGAAAAATATAAGAAAGAAAATAATCTAATAGATTTTAATGACATGATATTAGATTTTATAAAATCAGATAAGTCTCCTAAATTTGATGTTGTATTTATAGATGAAGCGCAAGATCTTTCATTGATGCAATGGGGTATGGCTAAAACTATCTGGAATAAAACTATTGATTCATTTATAGCTGGTGATGATGACCAGGCTATATTTAGATGGGCCGGTGCAGATGTAGATTCTTTTATTGCACAAGAAGGACAGATGCTTCCATTAACACAGTCACATAGGATTCCTGCTAAAGTACATGGTTTAGCTATGGGTATAATTAATAGAGTTAAAAACCGAATCAACAAATCCTGGAAACCTAAAGTTCATGAGGGTTCTTTATCGAGATACGAAGAGTTTGAACAAATAGATATGTCCTCAGGGGAGTGGTTAGTATTAGCAAGAACTAAATACATGCTTAATGAATTAGAAAACCATATCTATCAAAATGGTTGGTACTATAAAAATAAATATAAAAAGACTAAAGAAAAAGGATTATATTCTGCTGTCGTAGACTGGGAACACTTACGTCAAGGTCAATTATTAACTCAAGAACAATTAGTAAAAATATCGGCTTATATTAGTTCTGAAAAATTCAATAAAAAAATGCTTAAAGGTATGACTAAAGGATCTTATTATGGCATTGATAAACTTACAAAAGACTATGGTTTAAAAACTAGACTGACTTGGTTTGAAGCATTTGACAATGCAGCTAAGCGAGATGTAAATTATTTAAAAAAAATGAGAAGAAATGGAGAAAAACTAAAGGAGGACCCAAGAATCGAATTGTCAACAATACATGGAGCAAAAGGTGGAGAGGCACAGAATGTAGTTTTATTAACCGACCTTAGTGAAAATACTATGAAGTCTTATGAAAAAAATCCTGATGATGAGAATCGATTGTTCTATGTTGGTGCAACAAGGACCAAGGAACATTTACATATTATAGAACCAAAACAAGAATATAAAGGATATAAACTATAATGTACAATATTTCAAGTGACCTTGTTTTATTATCTCTGATGACATTTTATTTTGGAATTAAACTTTATTTGATATACGTAGTATG